CATCAATTAATTTGGATCGTGTTTCTCATAAGATAGAATCTTTGACGGAAGATGGGAATAATTTCATTGGACGTGCAAAGATACTTGAGACCCCTATGGGTCAGATTGCAAAAAATCTTTTGGATGAAGGCATACGATTAGGAGTTTCTTCTAGAGGTATGGGTTCTCTTCGTAAAGAAGAAGGATGTAATGTCGTTCAAGATGATTTTATGTTATCAACTGCTGCAGATATAGTAGCAGATCCTTCAGCTCCTGATGCATTTGTTGATGGAATCATGGAAGGAAAGGAATGGGTTTGGAATAATGGTGTGCTTAAAGAGTCTGCTATAGCAGAACTTAAGCAAGAAATTGACCAAGCAACTCTATTAAATATTCAAGAACGCAAAATTACCGCATTCAGCAAATTTTTACAGAGTATCTAATTTATAAATAAATACAGACAACGCAAAGCTTAACGGAGTATAAACAAATGGCTGAGACCCTCGAAAAAAATCTAGATAACATGGAAGAAGTGGCCGAAGGTTCCAACGCTGTAACCAAGAATGCAAAACCAGCTGAAAAAATCGACACCTCAAAGGGTGGCGGTACTAAAGTTATTCATGTAGGTTCGGATTCTATGGAAGCTGCTGCTGGCACTAAGAACGCTGGAAAGTCGGCTGCTAATCCAGTAAGCGTGGAAAAGGATAAGTCTTTAAAGACAAAGCCTTCCGATGCATCTTCTAAACAGGAGGAAGTGGAAAATGACGAAGAAGTCATCAACGAAAAAGAAGAGACCACTGAAACCAAGTACGACTTTAGTGAAGATGTTGACGCTCTTGTCGCTGGTGAAGAACTAACTGAAGAGTTCCGAGCAAAAGCGAAGACAATTTTCGAGGCAGCTGTAACTGCCCGTGTTAATGAAGAAGCAAAAGCGTTGCAAGAGTCTTATGAATCTGCTCTGACTGAAGAAGTCGAAAAGATCAAAACAGAATTGGCCGAGAAGGTAGACGACTATCTCTCTTATGCTGCTGATCAATGGATGACAGAAAATAGTCTAGCCGTTGAGCATGGTATTAAGACAGAGATGGCAGAGTCGTTCTTCGACGGCCTCAAAAAACTCTTCGTGGAACAAAACTTTACTGTTCCTGAAGAAAAATTCAACCTACTTGACGGTATGGCTGAAGAGCTTAATGATATGGAAACAAAACTCAACGAGCAAATCGATTCCAACGTCTCTTTGAATAAGAGAATTGGGGAATTTGTTAAAATGGAAATTGTGAACGAATGTGCTACTGGACTCGCTGAGACCCAGAAGGAGAAATTAGTTTCTCTGGCAGAAGGGGTTGAGTTTGAAAATGAAACAGACTTTAAAAAGAAAGTCGAAACTATCAAGGAATCATACTTCACTAGGAAGGCTGAAGATGCTACAACAGCAACTGAACCCACCGAAGAAGCATCTGCACCATTGGTAGAAAATACCACTAGCGGTACAATGTCGAAATACGTTGATGCTATAGCAAAGTGGTCAAATTGATAATTTAACTAACTACTTATTCGGAGTAAAACCAAAATGGCTTACAAGCAACTCCAGGAAAAGTGGGCACCCGTTCTGAATCACGAAGCTCTTCCAGAGATTGAAGATTCATATAAGAAAGGCGTAGTCGCACAGCTACTGGAAAACCAAGAAATTGCCCAAAGAGAAGAAGGGCAAGTTCTACAAGAAACACTACAGACTACAGGTTACACCACAGGCGATACCGCCACAGGTCCTGTTGCTGGTTTCGACCCTGTATTGATCAGTCTTATTAGACGTTCAATGCCACAATTGATTGCATATGATATCGCTGGCGTTCAGCCAATGACTGGTCCTACTGGACTTATCTTTGCAATGAGAACATTCTACGGC